AACCATATATTGCAAATAGAAAAAGAATATACGAAAATTATGCTGGAATGTTTCCAACATTTGAAAGTTTTTGCCAAGTTATGGATCAATGTACTGAAAATTTTGAATGTCTTGTAATAAATAATAATTCAAAATCTAATAAACTGCACGACCAAATTTTTTGGTATAAGGCGGAAGAACACCCAGATTTTAAATTGGGATCTAAAGAATTTTGGGATTTATCTAAAAATATTGGTTCAGATGATGAAGATGATACATATGATCCTAAAAATATAAAAAAACGCGGCTCAGGACCAAAAATAAATGTTAAAAAAAAATGGTAATTTATTTATTCTTCTTTAGTATTTAAATTAAATATAGATGTTGGAATATTATTATCTGAAAATAATTCTTTTTGAATATTAACTAATGGTTCAGGTCTATTTTTTTCTTCATCACTATCATCATCTAAATTAATATTTCTTATATTGACCAAATTTCCATCAGCGTTTAAAATTTGGGTTAATTTATTACCGCTTTCAAGTGCTTTTGTTTTATTATCTTCCATTGCTTTTACACGCGCTTCTTTAATACGATTGTCAAAATCTTCTTTAGCCCGAGCTTCATTATTTGTTTTTTCATGCATTAATTGATTTAGTTCTGTTTCTAAATATTCAACCCTTCCTGTTTTATATGCTTCTGGATGAAAAGGCATCCACATCCCTACAGGTCCAACATACACATCATGATTTGGGTCTGATTCTCTCAACATTTTAGCCCTAGCTTCTGCCTCTGGTTGAGAAGGAAAACCTCCACGTATCTTTATTCCACGCACACTAGTTTTAAAATGATTTAAAGCATTAAATGAATTTTCAAGTTTAGTTTCATTTTTATCTAAAAAATTTTTATAATCATCTAACAGATTGGTTTTGCATAGTTCATCTTTTTCAGTATTAATAAATGAATTCATATCTTGTGTTAAATCTTCAAAACTTAAACTATATTTATAACTAATAAAATTTAAAAATTGGTTAAATTTTTCAAATGATTTTGATAGGTCCCAATCTTTAACAAATTCATCCATATAAAACATCTCCTTTTGCTTTATAATTTGTTCGGGTGAAATAAATGAAATACAACAAAATGCCTGTCCCGCAATAGGTTTATCTTCATCTAATAAATCAATATATTTATCATTTTTAGAACCATCATTGTTTGTTGGATATGTAATATTCTTTGAATTTGACATAATAATTAATATGTATATACATTATTTAAGTATTTATATTAATATAATATTATTTTCTAATTAATTAATATAATGGTTTATATTGGAGATTATTTAGATATTAATGAATTTGTTAAAAGAGTTATAAAATATTTGGTAGAAGGTTTAATGGTTGCAATTGTTGCATTTGCTATACCTAAAAAAAGTTTAGCGTTAGATGAAGTAGCATTAATTGCATTATCGGCAGCTGCAACATTTAGTATTTTAGATACTTATTTACCCAGTATGGCCGTAAGTGCAAGAAATGGTGCAGGAATGGGAATAGGATTTAATTTAGTTAATTTCCCTCATTAATACATTATTTTAAACGGTAGATATAAATTCCCAATTTAATTCATTACATATTTTTTTCCATATTTCATCTTGTTCTATCATTTTTTCTCTATCTTTTAATAGTTGAAAATATGGTAAAAACTCATCTTCATTTAATAATTCGCATAATTTATAAACAGTGTAATAATAATTTAAAAAATTAATTCTATCTTCAGGACAATGTTTAGCATATGGTCCTTGAATGTCTGTAAATAAATTTGATAATAAACTTTCTAAGTCGGATGACATTACAGGTGGTTTAATGCCTATTTTTTCATTAATATATGGTATATGTTCATAATATTTATTGTATTCTAATTTTTTTAATATTTCTTTCATTTTTTTATTAGTTATATCTTTTATTGTAATTCTCTCCTTTTTTATTTGCTGTTTAATATTTTCTAATATACTATCATCTATTTTAGTGGTTTCTTTTGCTTGGAATTGTGATAATATTTCTCTAAAATGATTAATTCTTTTATATGCATAAAAGCATACCTCTTTTGGTGGTTCTTTATATGATGGTTTTTCATTTTCTACTAAATATTTTATGGTTTTCCCACATAATATATTTGTGCATACTAATATACCCTCATTATCTATTGATACTAATTCACCATTTTGACAATAATTACATATATCTTTTTGAATAATATAATTATTAATATCAAAAAATCCTTCATCTACATTATTTAGATATTTTTGAACATTTAAATTATTAATACTATTAATAATATTAATATTATCATGTGATTTTATATTAAAAAAACAATTAATTTTTTTTGTTTGAGTACTGCAATTAGTTATTTGTTTTTTATTTTCAAAATAATCAAATATATATTTAGAATTTTGTAAATAGTATTGTTTCTTTTTTGATTTAATATCTCTGATTTTTTTGGTAATTATATTTAGATGTTCTTGTAAATCAATCTGTTCATCAATTAATAATTTAGTATTTAATAATTTATTGTTTATTATTTTTTTTTCATTTTTTAACCTAGGCAATACAATTTTTAAATCATTTTCAAATTCTTCTGTTAATTCAGTATGTTTGCTATCTAATGTAGTTATACTATTTTTATTAACAGACAATTTTTTAGTATTTTTTTGTTTAAATATAGGCATTCTATTTAACTATTAAAATAAGTATTTAATTTAATATTTGTTAAATACTTATATTTTTATATAAATTATATTTTTTTATATAAAATTTTGCTATTTAGGTAAAAGTTGATTTTAACTTTCTTTGTAAAAAATAATATGGATATTAATATTAGTATAAATAACAATATAACGCTTTCTAATATACTATTAAAAAAGGCGCTATTTTTATACAATGCTTTAGATGATGGTTGGGAAATAAAAAAACATAATGAAATATATACTTTTATAAAAAAACATGAAGGTAAAAAAGAAGTTTTTGCTGACGATTATATTATTAAATTTATAGGAAAAAACTTTGATTTTAATAAAATTAAATAATTAAATAATTAAATAAGTTTATATTAAAATTTTTTCCAAAAATTATTTTCTTTAGCAATATTATAAATGGGAGGTGGATTAATGCAACTCGTCGCTTATGGCGCCCAAGATGTTTATCTTACAGGTAATCCGCAGATTACTTTTTGGAAGGTAACTTATCGCAGACACACTAACTTTGCTATGGAATCTATTGAACAAACATTTAACGGACAAGCCGATTTTGGCCGACGGGTCACTTGTACGATTAGCCGAAATGGAGATCTTGCTTATCGCACTTATCTTCAGGTAACATTACCTGAAATTAATCAAGCCATGAAAAATACTGCTGGCGCAGTTTATGCTCGTTGGTTAGATTTCCCCGGTGAACAACTTGTTTCTCAGGTGGAGGTAGAGATTGGAGGTCAACGTATTGACCGACAATATGGAGACTGGATGCATATTTGGAATCAACTCACTCTTACCAAAGAACAAGAACGTGGCTACTACAAGATGGTGGGAAACACCACGCAATTAACATTTATGACTGATCCATCTTTCAATAATGTTGATGGACCTTGTGATAGCAGCTCTCCTCGCCAAGTGTGTGCTCCCCGTAATGCTCTCCCGGAAACCACTTTGTATGTTCCTTTGCAATTCTGGTATTGCCGCAATCCTGGTCTTGCTCTTCCGTTGATTGCTCTTCAATATCATGAAGTTAAAATCAATTTGGATCTTCGCCCTATTGATGAATGTTTATGGGCTGTATCTACATTGACGAGAGATACTGGTGGTAGTAAAGTCACTCAAGCATATAACCAGTCTCTTGTGGCTGCTTCTTTGTATGTTGATTATGTGTTCCTTGATACGGATGAGAGACGCCGTATGGCACAGAACCCACATGAATATTTGATTGAACAATTGCAATTTACGGGAGATGAATCTGTTGGCAGTTCTTCCAATAAAATTAAACTCAATTTCAATCACCCGTGCAAAGAACTTATTTGGGTTGTTCAATCCGACCAAAATGTTGATTATTGCTCGTCTTTAGATCCCACCCAAGTTCTTTATAGAACTTTAGGATGCCAGCCATTTAACTATACTGATGCTATTGATGCTTTACCCAATGCTATTCATGCATTTGGTGGTCCTCAATCAGTTGCTGCAACCAACAATTCTTATATTGATGCATCTGGACTATTCCAAGATGCTGGAGCACAGGATGGAGTAGGTGCCTCTGCTTGGTGGAATACTCTTGGTGCTGCTGGCGATTATAATGTTCCCAATTTAGCACCAGAAGGGTTTGAATCTAATGTGTCTGATGCTGGCACCTTTGTCTTAACCGAGACTTCATTGGATATGCATTGCTGGGGTGATAATCCCGTGGTTACCGCCAAACTCCAGTTAAATGGACAGGACCGATTCTCTGAACGAGAAGGGACCTATTTTGACCTCGTGCAACCTTTCCAACATCACACTCGCAACCCCGACACTGGTATTAATGTATATTCGTTCGCTCTTCGCCCCGAAGAACACCAACCTTCAGGCAGTTGCAACTTTTCGCGGATTGATAATGCTACCTTACAGCTTGTGCTCTCTAATGCCACTGTTGAGGGCACTAAAACCGCTAAAGTCCGTGTGTATGCTACTAACTACAACGTATTGAGAGTTATGTCGGGCATGGGCGGCTTGGCGTATAGCAACTAAATCATATATGGTCTCATATATTTTGTAGCAATATTTTTAATAATTAAACAATTAATTATTAAATTTTTTAATTATTAAAGCAAAAAACATAATATTATAGTTAATATTATACTTTAAAATTGATTTGATTTTAGAATAAATATAAATAAAATAATAAAAATGACACATAATTTAACAGAAAAAAGAAAAGCATATTGTAAAGCATATTATCTTGCTAATAAAGAAAAATATAAATGCGAACATAATATACAAAAATCAAGATGTAAAGAATGTGGAGGTAGTTCTATATGTGAGCATAATAAACGAAAATCTCGCTGTAGAGATTGTAAAGGGAGTCAAATATGCGAACATAATAAATTAAAATCAAGATGTATAGATTGTAAAGGAAGTGAAATATGTGAGCATAATAAACGAAAATCTCGCTGTAAATATTGTAAAGGAAGTGAAATATGTAAACATAATATATTAAATACAAATTGTAAAGAATGTAAAGGGTCATCTTTTTGTGAGCATAACAAAGTAAAATCGCGCTGTAAAATATGTGGCGGTTCATCTTTATGTAAATCTTCGTGGTGCGAAACAAGAGGACATAAAAAATATAAAGGGTATTGTTTACATTGTTGTATTCAAATATGTCCTGAAATTAAAGTTTCACGAAATTATAAAACCAAAGAAATATTTATAGTAGATATAATAAAAAATAATTTTCCAGATTTTACATGGGTTAGTGATAAAAAAGTTCAAAATGGTTGTTCTAATCGGCGTCCAGATTTATTATTAGATATGGGTTCGCATATTATTATTGTAGAAATAGATGAAAATAAACATAATAATTATGATTGTAATTGTGAAAATAAAAGATTAATGGAAATCTCTCAAGATTTAAACCATAGACCAATAATATTTATAAGATTTAATCCTGATTCTTATATAAATAATGAAGGTTTATTAATAAAATCTTGCTGGAGGTTAAATAAATTAGGTATTATGACTATTATAAAAAATAAAAAAATAGAATGGAACGAGCGTATAGATACTTTAAATAAACAAATTCAATATTGGATAGATAATCAAACAGAGAAAACCATAGAAATTATTGAATTATTTTATTAAATAACGAATAATTAATTAATTGCTTTTTAAATATTAAAACAAAAAGCATATAGAGAGATATTGTAATAGTATAGTATAATACATAATAAAATGACCTCACTTGACATCATCAATTTAATTGAAAATACTCCAATTACTAAATTATCTGGTAATTATCAATCAAAATTAATTGAAAAAATTAAAAATAATTTTACTGAATACGAACAACAAATTTTTTTATCCAGTTTCTATTGTTATTTAAATTATACTAAAGATGATTTTGTTATTGATTTAGATAATATATGGAAATGGTTAGGATTTTCACAGAAAGAAGCAGCTAAAAGGACATTGGAAAAACAATTTATTATTGAGAAAGACTATAAAAATCTTGCTCTGCCGACCTGTAGAGCAAAAAATAACACACACGGCGGTCATAATAAACAAATCATAATGTTAAATATTGAGACATTCAAAAGATTTTGCCTCAAAGCAGGAACAAAGAAAGCGGATGAAATTCACGAATATTTTATTAAATTAGAAATAATCCTGCAAGAAATTATTAAAGAAGAAAGCGATGAATTACAGAACCAATTGAGAATTCAATTAGAAGAAAAAAATAATGAAATTAAACAAATAGAACAAAATAATGAGAGAAATTTACAACATCAAAAAATATTAGAACGAGAAAATATATTATTAAATCAATATTCCTCTATTCAAAATATTGTTTATATTATTAAAGTTAAATCATTTGAGAATAAATCTTATGTTATAAAAATTGGAGAGAGTAGAAAAGGGATTACTAGTAGATATAAAGAACATACAAAAAACTATGATGAATGTATTTTATTGGAATGTTTTGCCGTAAATCGTAGCCATGATTTTGAGAAATTTATTCATAATCACGAAAAAATTAGAGGAAATAGAGTGAATGATTTATCTAATCATGAAACTGAATTAGAATTATTCTTG